TGGCAAGTACAATAAGGTTTCTGACTTTGATTATTCTGTAATGAAATCTGATGCTGAATATACATATGCCCAATTGTCATCTATCCGTAAGTTATACGATGAATATAACCACAAGCTTCAGAGATATCTCGTTTATACATATTACGAGAGGGTTGATGACGCAGAGTCCAAAACAACGATATCTTGTATGCGTGATGAATTTGTAAGAGAGTGCGAGGCAATTTGCCAGAACCGATCCGTCCTGTGTAACATTGTATTGGATTTATGCTATACGCGTAGCGCTTCCAAAAAGTTCGCATGGGATATTTGCGGAGAAGACATCGTAAATAATCTGCTGTCAAAAAATGGTGGTACGATCTCAATCCCTGTGTACGATGACGGCGGAGACATCCTTTACCAAGGTAGGAGATTTAAGGAGGTAGTAGTTAATATGGAGGATGAAAATGAGTATTGTTTTGAATGAGTTTACATGGGCGGAAAATGCTATCCGAGAGAAAATGCTTGGCAAGAAGCCATATGAGACAATTATGAGGGTCGCAAAATATTTTGTGCATAAAGGACTTTCAAAAAAGGAAGTCAGAAGTAGTGTGGAAGCGTTCATCTTAAGCTGTGATCCATCCTTTCCTATACATAAATGGTCAGAACCGTTGGACGGTATTATCAAAATGGCGTTTAAGCGTCCAATCATTATTATTGATGGGGTTCCCATTACAAAGAATGAACTAAGCCGAATTGAAAAGGTTGAGGGTAAGCAGGCTAGAAGGCTTGCCTTCACCCTACTCTGTATCGCGAAATACAATGTTGCAGTAGACCCAAACACAAACTATTGGGTCAGTACACCGGATAATGAAATTCTTCGCATGGCTAATATCAGTGCCTCAGTACATAGACAATGTGCGTTGTTTCGTCAGCTAAGAGATGAAGGTCTTATTCAATTCTCAAAACAAATCGACAATCTAAGTGTTCGTGTTTTGTTTGCTGATAGCGATGAGATGGTGATGAATATTACTGATTACCGGAATATTGGTTATCAGTATATGAAGCAATATGGTGAACCATATTTTGTCTGCTCTCATTGTGGAATCACTACAAAGCGAAACAACCCAGGTGTTGGCCGAAAGCAAAAGTATTGCAACAGTTGTGCCACCGAAATTCGTGTCAAGAATAAGGTCAATCCAATCATGACTCGTGATATTTTGGTGTCTAAATGATGCATAAAATTAAAAAATGGTGCAAAAATGACCTCGCTTTTGTTCCGTAAATATCGGAACAAAACGGGGGTACGCACTGGCACTTATTATGAAAGAAACAATAACTTTTTGCAATTTCGAAATTTGAAGTAAAGGATGATATACATATGATTGCAATTTCCAGATCCGAAAGAGACGCTATTTTAGCTAAGTATCCCAACACCCATATTGTTCGCACTATGCGGCAGGACTCCAAGAGAAAGCATTACTTCTGCACTGAGAGCCCCAAGGTTATGAAGTTACTGAACACCATGCGAAGTGCGGGTGTTATTGAGGTCAGAAAATGAGTCAGGCCAATCTGCAGAGAGCAGACAACGAATCAGCGTTTGAATACCACAGACGTTTGATTCATGGAAAGCTTGTAGACAAGACTTTGGCTGATTGTGACTATTCAGAGTTAGCCGAACTTGTATATGGGCAATCATACTCTAGCGATGTTGCTAGACGTATGATGTACGGCAGCAAGCGTACACTTGAATTGTTTGACCGGTCTCAAGTTCAAAGTATTACTGACAATGCAGTTATTCGGGATATAGAAGAAAAGACCGCAGCGCTCAAAAGAGAGCAGCAAAAGTTTTGGGATCAACGTAGAGAATACAATAAGCTTGTATATTCCGATGGTCGTAGAGAACATATCTATGAAGTCCTCGCAGACGCAGCAAACAATTTATCGGAATCTATTGGTGCAATGTTTAGCGACAATTATTTTGATTTAGCATACTCAAACGGCAATGAGGCAGTGCTTGTTTTTAGTGACTGGCATTATGGTATGAAGACAAATAATGTGTTTAACGAATATAACGCAGATATTTGCAAGGCACGTGTCACCAAGGTTGTAGATATGGCTATCGAAAGACTGCGGATTCATCGTTGCAGCAAACTTCATATCGTAGTGCTTGGAGATTTGATTCATGGTGCATGTCATGTTTCTGCCAGAGTTGCTTCCAATGAATTGGTAGCAGATCAACTAATGCAGGTAAGTGAGCTTTTGGCACAGGCTATTATGAGGCTGAGTCAATTTACAAGCGAGACGCTAGTATATGTTACATATGGCAATCACGCGAGAACCGTTCAAAACAAGAAAGAGAGTATGCACCAAGACAATATGGAACGCATTGTTCCTTGGTGGTTAGAGCAACGTTTACAGGCATATAACAATATTACGATTATGCCAGACAATGATACCGAATTTTTGTTCATCAATGCGTGTGGTCATGAGATTTGTGCGACTCATGGAGATTTAGATGGAGTTAAGAACTCCCCTCGCCTGCTCACTACTATTTTCCAAAAAAAGTATAACAAAGATATCGAATACATTCTGTTAGGAGACAAGCATCATCGCGAAAGTTTCTCTGAGTTTGGCGTCACCGCTGCTATTTGTGGAGCATTGTGCGGCACTGATGATTATGCAAATGACAAACGATTGTACTCTCATCCAGAGCAGATGATGTTGATTGTCAATCCTCAATACGGCGTAGATGCGGAATATCGTCTAAGATGCGATATCTCTTAATTTTTTAGAGGTCAAGCTAACTAAATTATTTACATAAACCGCCCCATCAATATGGGGCGGTTTTCTATATGGCGGGATAGAACAGTTGGTAGTTCGTCAGATTCATGCTCTGAAGGCCGTAGGTTCAAGCCCTGCTCCCGCAACCAATTCGAATTTAAGGAGTTGTTCCCGTGAGTTTGCTTTACTGTTGCTATAGCGCAAACTTGAAAGAATTTTTGCACCAGCGAGGATTTCGATATGAGCTGTGTGCGCTGAATCCAAATAATCACCAGATGTTCTGGGCGTATATGCGAACCGAACGACTCAGTGAAGTATTGGATGAATGGTCTATATTGAGAAAGTAGATTAAATTATGTGTGTTAAATAGGAGGAAAGTTTATGAAAGAAGTGTCTGTGGGCGAAAAGTTTTCAAATTTAACCGTTCTATATCGAGATACAGAATATGAGGATGGCCTAAAATTATCTGGTAAATCTGTTCGCCCTTATTATAGGTGTAAATGTCAGTGTGGTAATGAAACAACGGTTATTGTGTATAATTTGTTGCGTGGAATCACCAAGTCTTGTGGTTGCTTAAAGCATCAAAATGGAATTAAGGTCGGCTCTAACAGAAAAATAGACCTAGCCGGGATGGTGTTTAACAAAATGCTTGTTATGCACAGGGACGCTAATCAGGACTCAGGATCTGGCAAACATGTCTATTGGATATGTGAATGTCAAAAATGCGGAACAATACGCTCTATTCGCAGTTCGGATTTACTGAGTGGCACTGTTCAAGACTGCGGATGTGGTAAGACGGAACGATCCAATAATGGGCAGTTAAATGACATTGCAGGACAAATCTTTGGTAATCTCACTGTTATAAAAAGAGATATGGCTAACGGAAAGCGGAGTGGAAGACATGCTAGATGGCTATGTAAATGTGGACTATGCGGTGCCATTGAGTCCATTGATTCATCGACTTTGACACGATATGGCAAAGATAGATGTACTAAATGCATGAAAACATCCGTTGGGGAGGAAATAATTAGCGAGCTGCTTACACATGCGGGGATTGAATTTGAGCGAAACAAATCATATCTTGATTGTAAGTTTCAGGACACAGGTTGGGCTTTGCGCTTTGATTTTATTGTCCATAATTATGACGCTTACCCTGTCTATATGATTGAGTTTGATGGTATTCAACATTTTAGAAAAATCCCAATATGGGAAAATGCCATAAACTATGATGGGCGAGTTGCTCGGGATACAGCTAAGAATGACTGGTGCAAAGAACACTGTATTCCGCTTATTCGTATACCATATACGCACTTAAAAAGTATTTGTATGAATGATCTAACTCCGTCTACGACGGAGTTTTTAATTTGAAAAGGAGGTGGCTGCAATGGCTAGAAAAACACAGATGAACAATTTGACAAACGCGGATTTACTTAAACAGGTTAATCCCGAGAATATGCGTCTCAAGAACGATTTTCTTGATTATCTCCGTTCTATACAACGTAGTCCAGGCACTATCTCCGGATATTCTAACGACTTAGATATTTTCTTTGTGTGGGTTTTACAAAATGCTAAGAACAAGAATTTTGTAAATATCACAAAGAGGGATATTATCGCATACCAGAGTTGGTTAATCAATTCAAATCGGAATAGCCCTTCTCGTGTTCGTCGATTAAAGGCAGCTATATCTAGTTTGAGTAATTTTGTTGAATCCATTCTTGACGAGGAGCCAGAATTTAATGGCTTTCGTTCTATTGTCCGCAAAATTGAGAATCCAGCTCTACAACCCGTACGGGAAAAGACCGTATGGACAGACGACGATATCGAGTCCATCTTAAAAGACTTAGTAGATAAAGAAAAATATGAAATAGCCTGCTTTGTAGCACTTGGCGTATACAGCGGTAGACGTAAAGCTGAGCTATGTAGATTTCGCGTGAGCGATTTTGATAAGTCGAGGTTAGTATGCGAAGGATCTCTATATAAGAGCGCACCGATCTTGACTAAGGGAAATAAAATGCTCGAATGCTACACTTTAGCACATAAATTCCAACCATACCTTGATCTATGGATGAGCCATCGGCAACAAGTCGGAATTGAAAGTGAGTGGTTATTCCCAAGTAAATCAGACTTGAAACAACATATCGGAGTATCAACGGTTAATAGCTGGGCGAACTCACTTAGCAACATGACCGGAAGGGATTTTTACTTCCATGCTCTCAGACATCATTACTGTAGCTTTTTGATTAGGGCCGGTATACCAGATAGTGTAATCGTTGACATTGTTGGTTGGAGCTCATCAGAGATGCTTAAAATCTATGATGATAATCCTAAAGATGACAGACTAAGTATGTATTTTACTAAGGATGGTATCGCTCCAAGCCAAGTGAACAGTTTCTCCGACATCTAACATTTTGAAGAAAAGGAGAGCATATGAACAAAAAGGAATTTGCAAATAGAGTGACCGGAGTTCTTAGAGAGAATGGAAAAAGAAAGTCAGTGTATGCAAAGAAGCATGTTTTTCATATTTCTGATAACGATGGCAATAACGCTGACTTCGTTGTCAGACAAAAGGAAAAAGGGCTTGTTTACACGACAGAGGACACTACTAATATTATCGATGCATGTCTTGCCGTAATCGAAGACGCATTAAAAAACGGAGAAGAAATAAATATACATGGTTTTGGTTGCCTTGGGCTGCATTATCGTGCGGCTAGAACTACAATCGACCCATATTACGGAGAGCCTTGTGAAGTAGAAGCTCGCTACATCCCTAAGTTTAACTATGGAAAGACACTTCGTATGGCAGCTCGTTTGTACGAGCTGTCTCTAAAAGAAGCAGAGCAAGATATTCTCCCGCCACCAATGGATGATTTGGAAGGCGGTGATGTCTGATGGCATCATTAGAGGTCAATGCGTCCAGTTCTGTTTGTCGAAAGTGTGGTCGTGCATACGGTCGTCTAAAGGGATACTTTCCTGTCAGCTATAGCTTTTTGTATAAAGGCACTGGTTATCTTGCTTATTGCAGAGAATGCGTAGATGAGATGTATGCTACTTATCTCGCAGAGTGTAAGGATTCCAAGGTCGCCGTACGACAGATGTGTCGTAAGCTCGATTTATATTGGAATGAAAAGATATTCGAGTCTGTTGATAAGAAAAGTGCAACCAGATCAATTATGACCGGATATATCGCAAAGATAAATGCTATAAAGCAGGCTGGTAAATCATATGACGACACGCTTAGAGAAGAGGGTGTCTTATGGGTTGTACCAACACTACATAATGCATCTCATGAACAAGATGCGCAAGAAGATTCAACTTCTACAGAAGATAATGTCGAAGTCCCGGATGAAGTTATTATTTTCTGGGGACCTGGTTATACGCCCTCCATGTACATGGAGCTGGAGAAGAGAAGAGCCTATTGGATGTCACGATATCCAAAGGGCATAGAGCTAGATATCGGTACAGAGGCTTTAATTCGTCAGATTTGTAGTCTTGAGATCGATATAAATAAGGCTCGCATGGAAGGAAAACCAATCGATAAATACGTTAATTCACTTAATACAGTACTAGGAAGTGCAAACTTAAGACCTACTCAGAAAAAAGAAGAGGCAGACGCCGAGCTGGAGAAAATGCCCCTTGGTGTAGGAATCCAGAAATGGGAAAATCATCGTCCCCTGCCTGCAACACCCAAAGAAAAGAAGGATGTCAACGGGGTCATCAAGAATATTACCACATGGTATCTCGGTCATGCTTGCAGAATGGCAGGTATCAAAAATCGTTACTCTAAAATGTACGAAGATGCTATGGCACGTTATCGTGTCGAACGCCCAGATCTGGATGATGAGGATGACGAAACCGTGCTGGAAATCATGCTAGGTGATGACGATGAATAACATAGCAACTAAAAGTCGTCGCGACCGGGTCATTGAAGGCATGGCGATTTGGGGCAGTTATTACAGAGAAAACATCGATGTCTTTGTTGTTGAATATCTTGATTTCTCTTTCCTGAAGTGGTTCCAAACGATTCTCTTGGTCATGATGAATCGCTGCAGAGTGTTTCTTTGGATTGCTGCTCGTGGTATGGGCAAGTCATTCCTCATTGCAATATTTGCTGTCTGCAGATGCATCTTGTATCCAGGCACAAAGGTCGTTATCACATCTGGTACACGAGGACAGAGTATTAACGTATTGGAAAAAATACAAACTGATCTTATGCCAAGATCGGCAAATTTACGGAACGAAATAGATATGACGAAGAGTAAGTTTTCTGGACAGGACGCAAAAGTCATGTTTAAGAATTCTAGTTATATAAAAGTCGTTACTGCATCCGACAATGCAAGAAGTAATCGTGCGAACATCCTGATTGTGGACGAGTTCCGTATGGTTAATAAAGACACTATTGATACTGTCTTAAAGAAGTTCTTAACAAGTAGACGCATGCCCCCATACTTAGATCTTACCGAAGAAGAACGTAAAGCTGAATATGCAAAGGAGCCGAACAAATCCTGTTTCCTTTCTTCCGCATACTTCAAGGATCATTGGTCTTTCAATAAGATGATGGATACATGGGATGCAATGCTTAAGGGAAATGGTACTGACTTTATGTGCGGGTTCCCATATGAGTTATCAATCCAAGAGGGTTTACTATTTGCAGAAGACGTCGAGGGCGATATGCTTGAAAGCGACTTCAATGAGATCAAGTGGTCTATGGAAATGGAGGCTCTATGGTTTGGTGATGAAGATGGCGCTTTCTTTGATTACAATTCCATATCAAAGAATCGTCATATTAAGTATCCGATGATGCCGGATCAACAGGCTTCCCTGCTTGGATATAACCAAAAGATTACGATACCAAAGAAGCAAAACGGCGAGAAGCGAATACTATCCGCCGATATTGCACTGATGTCGAGCAAACGTCACAACAATGACGCTACCGCAATCTTTATTAACCAGATGGTTCCTACAAAAGCAGGAAGATATGTCAGCAATATTGTTTATTGTGACGTGTGCGAAGGTCTTAGAACCGATGACCAAGCGCTTGTTATACGAAAGCTATATGATGAGTTTTCTTGTGATTACTTAGTGCTTGACGCAAATGGTTTAGGCTTAGGCGTATATGACTGTCTTGCCAGAGATATGGTTGATCCAGATACCGGTGAAATATACCCAGCTTTGTCTTGTTACAACAACCCAGAAATGGCTGCTCGTTGTACTGTGCCTAGTGCGGACAAGGTTATTTGGGCAATAAAGGCAAGTGCTCAGTTCAACTCCGACTGTGCATTCATGCTTCGTGAGGCTTTCCGTAGTGGCAGAATCAGACTGCTGATTACAGAATATGATGCCAAGAAACTATTCGGAGATATTAAAGGCTTTAATTCGTTGTCCGATGGCGAGAAAGAAAAGGTGTTATTGCCATATACGCATACTACACTTTTGATTAACGAGTTGACCAAACTGCAGTATGAGGAATCTGCCGGCAAAGTGAGAATTTTTGAACGCTCTGGAATGCGTAAGGATAGGTATTCTAGTCTGAGCTACAATTATTTTGTCGCATCACAGCTGGAGAATAAACTTGGACGCCAGAATTATAACCGAAATACTGACAATATCTTTACGATTAAAGCTCCAAACTACAGAAGAAGGACGGTGAGTAGCCCGTATGGCAAGAGCTCGAAACCAAGCTGGTACTGATACCGTTGTTCAAGAGAAGAAGCGTCAGGATTTTGATGGGTTGATCGGCATTTCAAGTAAGTTTGCGATCCTAAATAAACTTATTACTCGGGATTTGAACAACAATACAAATACACCGACCTTCTCCCTTTATTCCAAGGACAATATCAATACCTACCTCTCCGACCCATATAGATATGAACAACAGCTTCGTAATGCTGTGAAATATATCTATGGAGCGAGTTCCCATTTCCGTAGATTGATCCAATACTTTGTTGGACTTAGCGACTTGAGTTATGTTGTTGAGCCATATAAAGTTGACCCTAAAAAGGCAAACAAACAGTCAATCAATAGGAACTATAGAAAGGTTTTGAACACTTTATCCGCAATGAGCATTAAGACGCAGTTCCCCCAGATTCTTACCGTATGTCTGAGAGACGATGTCTTTTATGGAACAATGTGGGTAACAAATGACAACATTACTATTCAACAGTTACCGAGTGATTATTGTTCTATATCAACTGTTGAGGGTAATGTTCCAAATGTAACATTTGACTTTTCATACTTTGATTCCAGGCAGGCTCTTCTGGAATATTTCCCCAAAGAGTTTCAATCAAAATATGAGACATACAGATCTAATCGCCAAATGAAGTGGATCGAATTAGATTCACCAACGTCATTTGCAATTAAGTGTAATCGTGACATTCTCGATTATGCTATCCCTCCCTTTGCAGGCATTTTGAGAGAGATCTATGATATCGAAGACTATAAACAGCTAAAGCTGTCCAAGACATCTCTTGAGAATTATGCAATGGTCGTTATGACTTTGGGCATGGACAATGACGGCAACTGGCAAATGGACTTGGACAAAGCCAAGGATTTCTGGAGAAACTTGGATGCCGTTTTGCCGGAAGAAATTGGATCTGTTTTGACACCAATGCCTGTGGAGAAGATCAGTTTTGAAAAGGCAAACACTGCCAGCACAAATACTGTCGCTGAGGCTGAACAGAATCTTTTCTCCGCTGCAGGTGTTTCTTCATTGCTGTTTAATAATGAAAAGGCATCCGCCAATGCTTTAAGTCTATCCATTAAAGCCGATCAGTCTATTACATATGGAATAGTTAAAAGCATTGAGGATATGGTTAACAGATTCATACAGTCACAAAGCTACGGTAAGAATTTCAAAGTGAATTTCTTGGATGTTTCCCCCTTCAATCGTAAAGAAATGGGAGATATGTATTTGAAGGCTGCTCAATATGGTCTGCCAACTGTGAGCATGTATTGTGCTTCACAGGGTTTAGGTCAGGCAGAGCTTGATTCTATGAATTTCTTAGAAAACGATGTGCTTGAAATTAAGAAGCTGTTTGAACCGCTCAAGAGCTCTTCTACGCAAAGTACATCTAGTTCTAAAGTTGAATCCAAAGGTGCAACTGACGAGGGCGGTGCACCCGAAAAGGATGACGAAGAACTAACTGAAAGCGGAATACAGAATAGAGAGGATGCCTGATATGAAAAGATTCCTCTATGTATTCGGAAAAGAAAACAGAGATGTTTTGCTTAAGGCTGGCTATACGTTATTGACTGGCAATGAGCGAAGCAATATCTATGTTTTTGCAAACAAAGCTGATTTGACATTTGATTTTTCGACAATACGCTTTGCTTACTCTGACACACTTATATTTTAACCCAACACAAATCGTGTTGGGGTTTTGTATTTCTCGGAGGTGATTGCTGTGAACAAAGTAGTTCACATGTCGTACTCCTCTTCCCTATCTTCTCTGTGTGAGAAAAACTCATCTTTCGATACCGGTGTTTTGCGAATCGCATATCACGGTAAGAACAGAAATGGAAGTTATATCTCCAAGGAAACATTTGAGAGATGCATTGACACAATGTATAACTGTCCAATTGTATGCAACTACGATCGTGAAACTGACTCAATCGGCGGACATGATATGGAGCTTGTTTCCAACGAAAATGGAGACTTGAAAATTGTAAATGTTACAGTTCCTGTTGGTGTCATTCCGGAAAGTAGCAAACATTTTTGGAGCGTTGTCGAAGAAGAAGATGGTACGACTAATGAATATCTATGTGCAGATATTCTCGTATGGAAGCGGCAGGAGGCATATAACAAAATCAAAGAGGATGGCATAACTAGCCACTCCATGGAACTCACTGTCAAAGATGGTGAAATGGAGAATGGTGTGTTTGTCATAAAGGATTTTGAATTTACTGCATTTTGCTTACTAGGCGAAGACCACGAGCCTTGTTTTGAAAGCTCTGCGCTTGGCCTATTTGCTTATGATGAGCTTAAACAACAAATGGCTCAGATGATGGCTGAGCTGAAGGAAACCTTTATATCAGTCACTACCCCTGACGGGGATGACAATACACACCCACATATTATTTCGATGGAAGGAGGAGAAAAGGTATTGGAAGAGAAGCTTGCATTGGTTGCAGAATATGGACTTGATGCTGATAATCTGGAGTTTTCTATTGAGGAATTCTCCCTGGAAGAGCTGAAAGAAAAGCTGGAGATGGAGAAAGCCAAGGAGCCTCCGGTGGAGCCCACAGAGGAACCTGCAGATCCCGTAGAAGAGCCTACTGTAGTACAAGAGTTCGAACTGAACAGCCAGATGTGCGAAGAAATTCGATGCGCAATCGAGGCAGAAACAGTAGAGCGTTCTTGGGGTAAGATGCCTCGTTATTCCATTGTCGACTATGATGCAGATACCAAGATGGTATATTGCTTCGACGCAGATGACCATTGGAGACTGTATGGATTTACTTTCTCTATGAATGGTGATAACGTCGTTGTTGACTTTGAGAGTAAGAAGCGCATGAAGTTTGCGATTGTCGATTTCGATGAGGGTGAACAGGTTATGCCCTTTGATAGCATTTTTGACCAGATCTCAACCCAGTATACTGCAAACGATACCCAGTGGTCTGAAAAGTATCAGACTGCCTCCGACACGATTGCGTCTATGGAAGATGAGCTTGGCACTCTGCGCCAGTTTAAGACTGACACCGAAAAAGCTGCTAATGATGCTGCACGGGATGAAGTCTTCGCTCAGTTCGAAGACCTAGTCGGTGTCGAGGAGTTTGAAACTCTCAGAGAAAATTGCGAGAATTATGAACTGGATACTCTGGAAGAGAAGTGTTTTGCTATTCGTGGTAGACATAACACCACTGTTAAATATAGCATGAACACTAAAAATACCAGAATCGTTGTTGATAAGACTGCACCCACAAATGAACCTTACGGTGGATTGTTCGTCAAGTATCCACCCCGTACATAAGACGTAACTAAAATAAGTCAATTAGAAGGGGCTGTTATCTATTTATACTGGTTATATCTATTGCATCACCAACCATGTTAATGGGAAGCAATATGTTGGGCAAACCAATACATCTGTCAAACGACGTTATGCTGAGCATCTCAGATGTGCAAGTTCTAATAACGGTATGAATTCGCTCCTATATTTGGCGATGAGAAAATATGGCGTAAATCAGTTCTCTGTTGAAACTTTAGAAGAGGTAAATTCAGATAGTCGTGAATCTCTAAAAGATAAGCTAAATAGCAGAGAAATATTCTTTGTAAATAGGTTGGGAACATATAAACCGGACGGTTACAACATGACCGTTGGGGGATTTTCGTTTGCGGACCATGTTATGCACCCTGTTTACAAAGTAGATATCGAAGGCAATGTTATCAGTTATTATGAAAGCATGGCCGATGCAGAAATACAAAACCACATGCCATTTGGGAGTATACGTCGCTCCTTTCAGTATGATACGCATTATGCTAATGGTTGGTTTTGGTATGATGCTAATACAATAAACTTGAGCATCGGAGAAAATATTGGGCAACAAAAGTCTCAATTATCACCCGTCTATTGCTTTACTTTGGATGGTAAATTTATTAGAAAATTCAATTCAATGATTGAGGCAGAAACGATTACTGAGGTTAATCATAGTCATATTTCGTCCGCATGTAACAGTAAAAGACTATCTGCTGGCGGGTTCCTTTGGTCATATTCCTCGATTGCACCTGTGTATAGTTCTCGACAGAAGACTCACAGAAAGAGGGGCGTGGCGCAGTATACATTAGAAGGTGTACATATTAAAACATTTGATTCTGCTACATCTGCCGCAAAAGAATTAGGAATCCAACAATCTTTAATATCCGCCTGCTGTAATGGCAGACGTAAGTCCACTGGAGGTTACCAGTGGGCTTTTGTTATTTAATCATTAAATCAAGGAGGTTCATTTATGAGCTACTGTGTTATTAGAACTGATTTGCTGAGCGGCACAAAGCAGCCCAGCGATCTGGTGTCTCTGCGTTTCTATGATGCAGATGGTAATGTCGCCGAAGTTGAGAATGGTGTTATTGCCGAGCTGCAGGGCTACGAAGACGGCGAGCGTGAAGTTATGAAGGCTGTCGCCGCTACTGCTGATTCTGATATTGATAATTGCGCTATCATTGCCGCTCCCGAAGTTATGTACGATGAGCGCCTGAAGAACCTGGAGCAGTTCATCAACGAGGCTGGCAAGGCTGTCCGTGGCTATATTCCCCGTAATCGCAACCTGTTTGCAGTTACCGATGATGGTTTCGTAAACAAGGCTGTCCCTGCAAAGGGTGACAAGGTCGGTATCGGTGCAAACGGCAAGCTGGACGCAGCTGGCACCGGTTTTGGCGAGTGTGTCCACATTGAGACTGTTGGCCGCTACGTCTACTACACCATTAAGATCGTTAAGGCTTAATGGTAGATTACAAAGGAGGAAATAGCAATGGCTGAAATGCATGATATTGTTAAACTCGCTGTTGATGCCTACCGTGGCAACTGCGAGAAGTATACCGTTGGTCAGTCTATGGATACTCTGCGTCAGGCACTGGTCGAGGCTAACGGTGGCAGCACTGTTCTGGATTATAGAAAGATCCGTGACGGCGAATGCAAGGGTCTGTTTACCCTGATTGAAACCATCCTGTCTCGCACCGTTGTTGAAGGTCTGCAGGGTGATGAGTTCTTCAACTCTATGGTCGACTTCCGCAATGTTGCAGAAGGCGATAAGAATCTGTTCGTTATCGAAGACGACAACCTGTTCGTGGTGGCAGAAGCTGCTGACGGTACTCAGGGTATTCGTCGTCAGAGACTGGGTGGAAGCTCCGAGACCAGCATTCCCACTTCCCTGAAGCTGGTCAAGATTTACGAGGAGCTGAACCGCGTTCTGTCTGGTCGTGTTGACTTCAACCACTTCATCAATAAGGTCGCAGAGTCCTTCCGTCAGCATCTGCTGAATGAAATCTACGCTCTGTGGTCCGGTGTTACTGCCGAGCAGATGGGTGGCGTTACTTACTTCCCTGCCGCTGGTGCTTATGATGAGGACGAGCTGATGGAGCTGATCTCCCATGTCGAAGCCGCTGCTGGTGGCAAGCCTGCTACTATTGTTGGCACCAAGAAGGCTATTCGTAACCTGAAGCCCTCTATCGAGAGCGATGGCTACAAGAATGATCTGTATAACATGGGTTATGCTGGTAAGTTCTATGGCACTCCTGTTGTTGTCACTCCCCAGCGTCATAAGGTTGGTTCTACTGAGTTCGTTATGAACGACGATGTCCTGACCATTATTGCTGGTGATGACAAGCCCATCAAGTGTGTCTATGAGGGCAATCCCATTGTTCTGATGGGTGATCCCATGCAGAATGCCGACTTCACTCACGAATACCTGTACGGCGAAAAGTATGGCCTGGGTATCGTGCTGGCTGGCGGTAATGCTGGTATTGGTCGTTACGAGATTGCTTAATTTTTAAGCAAAAAAAATGATTTGCGGGGTTCACTATGAGCCCCGCATTTGGAATGAAAGGAACTATTATTTATGTCTAATGAAACTACAGCAAAATCCGCAACAAAATCACGTGCTAAGAAAGCTGCTCCTACAGTTGTTGATGCTCCGATCGCTGAAGACACCGTTATTACTACTGATGTAGTTAAAGAGCACACCGTTGAAAGAGCTAAGCCTCTCATCCCAAAAGAAGTTGACCTCAATCAGTTAATCCCCGTGCTTAATGGATACCAGGGACTTTTAGTATACAAGAGTGCAAGAACAAACGAAAAGTTTGTATGGCCTGAATTTGGTTCTGAGCAA